GGCAAGCGATTATTAGCGAGATTACAGCGTCTCCGAGATTGGTTAATAGTGCCTGGTTCAAGATAGCGGCTCCAAGGGGTAGAAAAAGGCCACCCGCGCCTGGAGGAGAGACGCGGGTGACCAAGCAGGTAGACGGTTTAGTTTTCTAGGCGATTAACAAGATCGCTAACACCGCCGTCAGCAGGAGGAGCACCTGTTTTTGGGGTATGCGCTATAGCCGTACCTTGACCAAGCAAAGCAGCAGCAAGAGCTACCCACAGCGGCGCGATACTGTCAGTGATCAGCCCGTAGCCACCTAGAATTGCGATAATCGCAATTACAACCGAATACGCCCACGCGCGAACCGTGGGGGTAAGCCATTCCAGGTGTTCGGGGGTGAGGGAGTATTGCGAGTGTTTTCCCATGATCTTCTCCTTGTTAGATGAGTTTGCCGTTGTTGAGAGTCTTCTGCCAGGCTTTTACAGAGTCGCGGCCAAAATACCCGTCTTGGGTCACGTGTAGCTTCTTCTGCATGGCGATTGAGGTTTGTCTTCCCCAATGCCCATCAGGGCTGATTCCTAGGGCGGTCTGGATTTTGCGTACTAGGGTGGAGCCGCCTTTACCGTAGGTAATGCCAGTTACTGCCCAGTGATAGCGCTTATTTCCTTTCCATTGCCCGCTGATTACCCCGTCCACGGGGGTGCGTGCTAGTTGTTGCGCGCGGCGAATAGTCGCAGAGCCCGCCCAACCATCAACCACGAGTCCAGAGCGGGCACCACTAGACGGGTGTACGGGTGAGGCATTGGAGTATTGCGGGGTTGCCACCGCGAGCACTAGGGACAGGGAGCGCGCCCTGCGATATACGCCGCCACCGTTGGATTGGGAGCCACGTCTACCTGAGGAGGTATTACCCTCAATAGTCTCGATGTAAGAGCCACGGTTGGCGGTAACGATGCCCACATGATCGGCTACGCCGTCTTTATTCCAGTCGAAGAACACGATGTCACCAGGCGCTGCGCTGCGCTTGTCGTGTACCCACCCTAGACGGCGGGCATTATTTAGCCCGGTAGGGCAATACGCGAAGATACCGCCCGGCGGGGTCATACCAGCGCTAGATAGCACCCAGGACACGAACATGGCGCAATAAGGGACACCTGACCGCCCGAAATAGGGGGAGCCGGTTTTTTGGGCATACCAACGCCCATACTTAGTACCTGCTTGCGGGTCACTCCAGCGTGAGTAACCTACTTCTTTAGCAGCAGTAGCGATTACTTGACTTGCAGTAGCCATAACTATTCACCCCCAATCTCAAGGGTGGACAGCTCGGCGCAGTCTTCCGGTCCATCACCAAATTCCGGCATGGTGGCGGTCTGGATCGCCTCCGGATCGTCAGGTTCATTAGGACACATGGTTTTCTCCTTTTTTGTTTTTGGGTATGAAAAAAGCCCCGAACAATGCCGGGGCAAGAACTGGGAACAGGGTTATTTACATTCGTCTTCAAACCAGTACAGGTCAGGAAAATAATAGTTAGCTTTCCCGCCCGAATTAGTAGAAATAAGTATTTTTCCCTGATTCACCCACATCGGGTAGCAGTAACGCACCCCATTGGTAAAGAGTGCCAATCCGATTACCGGGGCAGCATATGTCGGGGATGGAACACCTTCAGGCAGCTTCTCAACCTGCCGCAACCCTGACCTTTGCATATCGAAATTGACGAGGCAGGAGCCGGGGATACGGTAAAGATTCTCCCTCTGCTCTACACGCAACCCCGAAAACCCGCTATTAGGGGGGATTAGTTGCCAGCTTTTGGTTACAGGAAGGACGGATGCGTGAATGATCGGGTGAGAACCCATAATGTGTTTTCCTTTCGTTGCCAGCCACCCACCGGCAATAAAAGGGAAAATGTTTATATTGTCCAGGTGAGCGGCGAAAAATAGATAGAAGCACTAGCGTTTACAGACGGCAAGAAAATCACGTTTCCCGTCTCTTGAACCGTGATATACCCTGCCGCAAAAGCGGAGATAGCCACCCCGCCAATACTCCGGCGTGGCCTGTATCCTTGAGGGACGGTAGCTATCTGTACGTTGCGTTTAGCTGTAAACGTGCCAGATTTGTAAATATTAGAGTTAGTTGTGACCAGGTTGCCGTGGCGAATCAACTCCAAATGCCCCTCACACCCGTTCATCAGGGTGCAGGGAATGATCTCAGTGATTACGTTCTCAGCGGTCGCGTGAATAATCGGTCGGGGGGGGGTAGACATATACAACTCCTTAACTATTTGTGGTTTGTGGTTCGATCCAAATATCAGCGGCTGCGAGGTTTACTGGTTCCACCGTCCCTATCCAGGTGACAGTCTCGGCGGTAGGGCGCGTTACGTTAGGGTCAGTCCCGTGAGTGATAGCAACCTGTTTAAGCGCCAGTTCCATCTGTTCGTTCAGATACTGTATATCTTGCCCTTTAATCGGATATGCAGCAGTTGCATCTATAATTGCAGAGGTTTGAAAGGTACCGTCTGAGTCCTTATACCGATTGTAGGCTGTTATTCCGTATGTAGTTATCTCTAGCCTGGACGTTAAATCCTGGTCAAAAACCTTATTTAGAATACTTATTCTAAGAGCCGATTCGCGGCCTCCATAAGCTAGAATTTCAGCATTTGGATGTTCGGTCTGGTCCTGATCCACAGCGATAAAACGAATTCCACGATAAAGCAGGTCTTTCATACTTGGGATGTTTGGATTACTTTCAATACTTCTGTCCCCAGCACCAGGAATATAGAAGTTCATGCCGCTCCTAGGATTAAGAACTATTTCATTAGTCTTGTCCCACTCGCCGCTCGGCAAATAACCCCAGGTTTTATGCCCTACACTGATTTTCTCGGAGTCAAGAACAATATCGTTATTACCTACCGTAATAGAGCCCTGAGACCCGATCTTCACTTTAGCGTTCAGCGTTCCGGCCTCGATCTGGTCAGCAGTAATCCGCAGGAACTTAGCGGCCTTAGCCGAAAGTTCCTCACTAGCCGTGATCTTAGAAGCGGTAACAGACCCGGTAGCGAGCATTTCCTCGGTAATGATCTGTTTCGCGGCCACCAGTTTCGCGCGAATAACATCCCACAGTTTACCCACTACGGACTCTTTCACGGTCGAGTTAGAATCAGCCGCCAACCTAGTAACATCCACCGTCCCGGTAGCAGCCTGCTCCGCAGTAGTCTTAGCAAGATTAGCAGTCTGTGTAGCAGCATCAGCAGAAGCCTTAGCGCCCGCAGCGATCTGTTTCGCGTCCTGATCCTCCACAGTCACCCATGCCCCGGCTTGGTACACCTGTAGGACGTGTACTGTGTTCCCCATGTCATCGGTTACCGGGTGCAGCCACATATCCCCATTCTTGGGGTCACTAGGCGGCGTAGCGGATACGGACACCCCGGCTGAGGGGGGAGCCGCCAAAAGAGCATCAATTTGTGCCTGTGCCGTAGATAGGCGGGCTTTTGCGTTATCGAAATCCTTCACATCAACCGGGGCGGCAACATTTACAAAAGTACCGCCGCCATCGTCAGGAGAGACCTTTCCGGGAACAGTGCGCATGCAAGCCTGAACCAAATAGGATCCGGGTTTAGCTGACACTGTCTTAGACCCGCCAGCCGCAGAAGTAATCGCGCCTAGAAGCATCCTGGTTCCGCCAGGAGAATAATAAAAATCTACTCCCGCAAAATCAGCTGGTAATGGTTCTTGAGGGGTAAAGGTCAGTGTAATGGTACCTGGAGTTTCCGACACTGCATGCCATTCGGATCCAAATTCAATCGCTCTAGGCATAGGACCATCAAACGGAACTGTCGCATAAGTCCCATCAGGGTTCTTCCCGAAAGTTCCGACAACTTTTCCCGATTGCCCCCGCAGCTCGATTACTTCCCCGTCATCAAGCGAGGTTCTGCGAGCATCTTGCGCGGTTTCCAGACGGGCAAGACGCCGGTCATGAGACCCGAGAAGGTCAGCTAGTTTGCGAACAGAACGCATAGCTATCTCATCGAGATTTGCCATTAATATCCACCTTCCGTGCCTGGTACTTCCACTTCGATAGTTGCTGTATCTGATTCCAACTGCCAGGAAACAGATTTGATAGTCACCCACTGGTCAAGACTTCCCCATTCGGAATCCCCTATTACTTGCACCTCATCGCCCGGGTGCAGCATAAATAGAGGCAGTTGCGGGGAATCGAAAACGGTAAAGGTTTTGACCTGGGTTCCACCCCGCCGTGCCTGAAGTTCTTCGCGAGCAGTACGCAGCGCTTTAGTAGCGCTATCAGCTGACTTATCGGAAACAGAAACGCAACGCCGTAGCCCCGGGGTATGCCTGGAAAGTGTCGCTGATATTACCGTGCGGTCTCCCTCTCCTGCCCCTATGCAATAAATCTCGGAGGCATAAGGGAGTCCGCCGGAAATCTCGGGAACCGGGTGCACATTTCTACCGACTATTAGACTAATATCTTGTCTGCGCAGCCCTCGCGTGAGCTTGTAGCTTATTTCGTGTCTCATAAGCCCGGTGTCCTGGTCGAGCTGATGGGATTCACCCGGGCAGTATCCGCCTATTTTCACTAGCTCTTCCAGAGTTTTACCTAGATCGGTGGTTTGCCACGGATTCAACCGCCACGGCCCCGCATCGAATCCCACATCCTCTCCCGAGGAGGTCGTAAACTCTACATGCTTTTCCTCTTTACCTACAGTAAGCCCACACTTCTCGATATTTATCTTCACTGATAATCCACCGGGACGGGTCAGGTATCCCCATATTTTTCTAATCGCGTCTTCTATCGGAATCTTGACCCCATCAAAACGAGGCTGATTCCAGGCTTGCCCGACAGGATAAGCAAGAAAACCTCCGCAAATACATTTAAGATCACCATCACTGGTGACGGTAGGGGCTTCGAGCAGGATTCCTCCCCCCACGATTCGCGACCCGTTATCTATCCAGAGGGCGCACCCCCATTCCGGTAGAGAGGATGCGTGGATACCTTGGGCTTGAGCAGCTGCAGGAATTTCGATTTCACAAGCCCAAGCTTTCCCGGTTTCTAGTTTTATGGTGGGCGGGGTGAGCGGGATTCCTGACGCGATTATCCGCCCCGAGGGTAGCGCCTCTACCAGCAGGGAGAACATCTATACCGCCTCTCCGGTAAAAGTCCACCTAAACATGCCACAGGACTGATAATCGACCGACACTTTGCCTCCGGTAGACATAACCCCGCATAGCCCGTATACGATGGCTTTCCCCCGTAAATCTTGAACAGGTAGGGTTCCGGACATGGCTACGGTCTGGCGAAGATTCCAGGAATGGGATTCCGCCTCTTGGGTGACGATGCCGTTTTCTGAAATTGTTCCTAGCGATGAGGGAAACTTGCTGGCTTCCACCACGAACACGTTCAGCCCCGCTACCAGGATCCCGGAGTTCAACCCGAATTTCATACCGTTCACGGTGATTTCTATACTCATTTTGGTAGCCCAAGGAGGAACCGTGGTTTGCTTCCACATGATTTGCCGTTGCCGCGATCCCCGGGGTGGAAGCGCGTTATCTGTACCGTTCGCTGGATTATCCTGTTCGATACCAGACAGCTCCAAAGGTCGCACCACTTTGCGTAGGTTGCGAATCATGGACTGGGATACTGCCTGACAGTTAGCAGGTAGATTCACTTCCGCGAGTAGCGTGGTGGGGTTAGGGCGAGAGAGCACCGATTGGGGCGTGAGCCCTGCGGGTCCTCCCTGTATGGATGTGAGGCGTACGTATCTTCCGGCTGCCGGGTCAGTGGTTTCTTCAGGTCCTTGCCCGAACTGCGGGTCACGGACTTCTGCCACTATCAGGTCACGGCGCGGCTGAGAGCCGGTAGGAGTTAGTTCTACCCGCTCGATATCTATATTTCTTGCCAGGTATGTTTCGGTTTCATGACCGGGATATGTAGATGGAATAGCAACGAGCCCGCCAGCGACATTTACTGCCATACCTTCCGGAGACGCAGCGGTCACTCTCAAATCACCGGGCAGGCCTACTCCTGCTACCGGGGCTGCCAGATATGCCAGTGAGCGTGCTACCTCCCCGGAATGGAATACCCCGTCTCGTTCTATTACCCACGGAACATTTTGCATAACCATAGAAAAATCCCCTAAATAGTTGAGTACACGTTTCGCCAAGAAACCTCGGCGCGAACAGATTCAGTAGAGCCCCGCACAGCGAACACCGTTAGAACATGCGAGCCCGGGGCGAGCCTCCAACGAAAACTACGATCCCTGGGATCTACCATGTATGGCACGAATCTTCCCGCAGAGTTTTGAGCAGTGCCATGCAAGGTATCTATCTCCAGATAGTCACCTGAATAGATACGCCCCATCACCCGTAACAGTTGTCCAGAATCAGTGCGTAGAGCAGGACTGGTGCACGGTCCATAAAACCTGACCTTCACGGGGGAAGGCTGATCCCCCTCGACACGCAACACCACGCTTGCCTGCCCGGTTTCTTTAGAACCGCGAATCGCAAACGGCATCGGTAGCTTGAACTCGAAGCCGCGA